TTACTCCCTAATATTATCCAGTATATTAAGAGCAAGCTCACGTTGAGTTTGCTCTTTTTCTTTTAGCATGTGACTATACACACTGAGTGTTATTCCGATGTTAGAGTGCCCAACTCTTTTGGAAATGTAGTCGATGTCAACACCATTGTGTAAGAGGTAGGAGACGTGAGAATGACGTAAACCATGAAATCTTATCGAATGAACGTTGGCTGATTTAAGTATCCGTCTTAAATTGTTTTGTACGGTTTGATTTGACCAATAGTAGAACAGATTCAACTCATTGCTTTTATCAAAATAAGTAATCATTGTTTTTGTCAACCTGGAAGAAATCGGAATAATTCGTATAGATGATTTATTTTTAGGCTTAGTAACCATTTTTGCTCCGCTAGAATATGATTTTGTAACGCTTACTTCCTGTTTTGCCAAATCAAAGTCTGATCTAGTTAAAGCTAATAACTCTCCGTACCTTGCCCCGGTTTCGATTGCTATTAATACCAGGAGATGAAAACGGTCTGCGTTCTCTATAATTGAATAGAGATAGTCTTGTAATCTTTCGAATTCTTGAGCATCAAGATAATTTTGTATACTAGTTTGCTTTTTACTGCTGACGGCTTTAAGTCTCCCAAATACGTCACGTTCAATATATCCGTCAACATAAGCGTCTTTTAGGGAGCTTTTAATTGTCGTAGTAATGTTTTTGGTCGTTTCTAGTGAATGTGTATGGCCAAATTTTATAATGCGATCTTGAGCAATAGAGGGGGTTATTTGAGATAACTTCAACTCTTCAAACATAGTAGCGATATTCTTGGCATATGTTTGATATTTCTTCATAGATGATATTCTGACGGTCGGCTCTTTGTATGTTTTCAACCATTCAAGATAATAATTACTAAAGGTCATTTTTGATTTTTCTGGATCATATCCGTTTTTGACCTTAACTTCTTCCTTAGCAGCCCACAACTTAGCTTCACGTTGTGTATCAAATGTAGATGTAACTTTCTTGAAAACTCCGTGTCCGTTAACATAAGAGACGACTGCTCGCCATTTTTTACCACGTTTTTCAAAACTTGCCATATAAAAAAGCCTCCTTTATCAGGGGGCTTATATCTGTTATAATCTAATAGAACGCCCCATGCGTTTATTCATTTTGTTAGCACACCTTTTACTTTAGCGAGTGGGGTGTGCTTTTTTTATTGTCTTATTTTAAAGACTTCATTGTCTAAAATGTTATAATATTCGAAAAGGGGAAACTATGCTTGGACATTTTATAAACGATTATATAAATTTAACCCGAGGACAACTCTTAATCAAATACTGGGAATTGTGGCTGTTAATGTTAGTTATTTTGACATCAACTTCATTATTTTTGATTCACATCAAGTATAAAAATAAGAAAACGTTCTCCTAACGGTGTTATTTCGCCATTTTTCATAGAATCACCATTAGAACCATTTTCAAACCAAATACCACTATTTTTCATTATCCCATATGTTTCAAAGAAACTAATAGCAGCGTATTCAACATCTTTATTCGATTTTGTTTCTACATCATTGTTTGAACGATTTTTAAAGTAAATCGCGATGTTTAAGTATTCATTTGGAACCAACGTCAGAATCTGTATGAACAATTTTTCTTCGTCCATTTTCTCATTTTCATTTCTTAAAAATGAGTTTGCGAGAGCCTTTGCAAAATAGGCTCTTTTTTTCTGCATATTTGTTCTTTGAATTTCATCGTATACAGATTCAATGATTTCAGTTAAGTTTTCTGATATTCTCTCTTTCTCTGGAAGCCTTTCTTTAATTGCTTCCAATTCTGCTTTTAATTCTTGGTTGAATGCTTCAATATTGCTAGCCTTTTTTTCATTAAGATAACTAGTGATTCCAGCTTGAATTGGAGAACCAACAATAGGGATTAGACTGATTAGACTTGATGCGGTATTAATACCTACATTAATATAATTTTCTTTTTTCATGAACTATATCCTTAATTTATTTAAACTACAAAATGCTTTGCAATATATTCAACTTTTTTCAGTAACCATATTAGTGATGCACCCACACTCATCATGGCCTAAATCTTTTTAGCTTGTACACTTGGCACATAAACTTACAAGCATTTCTCTACTAAATGAGTAATTGGTTGTAAATCAAATAGTTCTATGAAACGATATCGGTATTCCCAACGTTGAGTCGTTGAATAATAATCCCCAAAAAATATATCAGCGAGTATCTGTATACCGTGCAGATTTGCTTCTATTTCTTCCGTCTTTTTAGACAAGGGACTAAATGTGTAAGTTTTAGAACTACTACCATAAAGAATATGTGACATTTCGTGAGCAATTCTAAACGGAATACTGAAGGTTGTTTCAAAGTTTAGATTTAATATAATTACGCGTTTTTTAATATTCGACATATCGGCATTTGAAATATCAGACGGAATTCTTACAACCGTTATTTTTAATTCTGCTATTTTGTCGTTTAGAACTTCGGAAACGTCTTGTATGGCTTTGTCGTTAGCTTCATATAAATCTTGATACATAGAGCCACCTTAAATAATGTTGCCATCTTTATCACGGTCAGGCATAGTGCGCAAAATAGCAATAATTGCGTCACGGTATTCAGGCGTAACGTCTTTACCTTGAAATGATAATAATAGTTCATCATCATCTATATCGGCTTTTTTAACAGTCTCAACAGTTGTTGGGTTCATTTCATCAGTGCGTCCTAATAGGTAGTCGGTTGATACGTGGAGTACGTCTGCGACTTTTGACAATGTATCAGATTTTGGTGTCTTTTGCGTCCAGCCATAAATTGAGTTTTCTGCAATACCGGCTTTTAAAGCGACGTCTATTAACGACATATTTTGTTTTTTGGCAACCTCTTTAATTCTTGAAACCAGTGTCATATCAATACTCCTAAAATTCAACTGTAAAAAAATACACAATAGTGTAGAAAAGTGTTGACAAACTATTCCCCGGTGTAGTATTCTATATTTACAGCAAAGATATTTACAAAAAAATTGCTAAAAACACCCAGCGGTTAGATATGTGAGAGTTGATAAATCGCTAGATAATAGGGTTATTATTGGTGCTTTTAATAATGCAATCATACTACGCAAGTGTGTAGTTGTCAAATAATTTTGCTATTTAATTTGCTAAATATGAAAGGAGGATAGGCAATGACACAAGGACAGGAAATGCTGAAGCAAGAAAAAAAGAAAATCATTAATCGTATGAATGATTTAGATTTGAGTAACAAATTTTTTTCAGAACGTTACGAAATCAAGCAGAGCGACATTAGTAAGGCAATCGCAGGAGACCCATCACCAAAACTTGTTGAAATTCGTCAACGAATTATTAAACATATCGGATTAGATTTATAAGGAGAAAATATGTCATTAGAAGTACAGGTATTTGACAACCTAAAGGTCAAAGAAGAAAACGGACAAGTATTGTTCGATGCAGAAAGCGCAGCGATCGGATTAGGAATCACGGACGAAAAAAGTGGACTAACATACGTTAGATGGAATCGAGTTAACAAATATTTATTCGCCACAAGTGGCGAAAACGTAAAGCGTGGTGATTTCATCACTGAACCGCAATTCTACAAGTTAGCAATCAAGGCCAACAACGAAACGGCCGAAAAGTTCCAAGATTGGGTCACGTCTGAAGTCTTGCCAGCAATTCGTAAGACTGGTAGTTACCAAGTTAAAAAGATGACGAATGACGAGATTGTTGGACAAGCATTACGAATTGAACACGATAGGGCAGAACGTCTCGCTGTTGAATTATCAGTAACCAAGCCTAAAGCAGAAATGCACGATGTGTTTATCGAAAAGGGTCAAGCAATCGGCATTCGTGAAGCTTCAAAGGAATTGAACGTGAAGCAAAATGATTTGATTGATAACTTGATGAACAACGGATATGTGTACCGAACTAAAGGGCATAACGGGAAGTTGCAACCGATTAAAAAATACGTGCCAAAGTATTTCGTATTGAAAAGCGCTTCAGTCAACGGTGTTGAGTTCACGCCACAAATGTTAATCACGCCACAAGGTCGGGAGTTCTTCTATAAGAAGTTCTACGCACCAGACCAAATTGAGATGGCACTGTAACCGAAACAACCAGCATAGGAGGAAATTATGGAAAACAAAAATGTAGTAATTGTAGAACCAGCAAACGACAAAGAGTTTGGAACCACGGTTTTAAATTCAAAAAACTGGGATCGAATCGTCATCACTGATTCAAATGGAAAAAAAGTAGCAGAAATTAACGGTGAGACCGCAACTCCTGCTACTGGATACTTGGTTGAAATGTATCCTAACTTTGATTAACCCTTCTGTGAGTGAGGGTCGTTTCCATAAGAACTTCGGTCTCTGATTTTACCATCACGGCCATGAGTTAGTTCTTCTGAGTTTTGGTTCTTGGCAATGTCTTTAGCCTTCTTAACAGCGTCAGACTGTTTTGCATAATTCGCGGTGGCACGTGAATTTCCTTCGCCTTTGACATTCCAACCACCAGCGCCATCTGGGACGACATGTTGATTTTTACCCATAAAATTAAATCCTTTCCTAGACTAGGCAAATGAACCAGTAACTAAAGGATAGCACAGAAAAAGCGCAACTACTTGCGATAGTTGCGCTGTGGAACAATAACAGTTCCATTTTATCACGTAGAACAAGAAAGGAACAGTAACATGGCAACAGCATTTCAATTAACACCTGAGCGTGTTGAAAAAATAGAAACATACAACAGAATAGGTTGGCCGAACTTGATGACGATTTCATTATTGGAGTTGTACACACAAACTAGTCAAGATACATTACGATCAGTTTTCCTAAGCAGAGACGATGCGCCGTTCATTAAATATCATCAACGTGGTGGTGTGATTCCACGAAAAGCATGGGACGCGTTTACGGCTGCTATATCAGTTGGGAAAACATATGAGGGTGAAATTTAAGGAGATAAACAATATGGAAAGTCAACAGGTTAGATATGCAAGTTGGTTAGACGAGTTCATTGAATCACACGAAGATTTGAAACGGTCTATGGCCGACTTTGACAAAGAATTACGTCATGAAAATCAACAACAAATCGCTCGTTCAATACGTGGATTTGGAGGTAGATGAATATGTGGTTTTTACAAATAATAGCAGTAGCGATCGTGCTTGTATTCGTATTCGTCGGCGGCATGATACAAGGCGAGTCACAGGAACGTGAACATCAACGTAACATGCGCCGTTTGGAACGTATGGGTGGCACAGATGGTAGCAACAAGTATTTGCGGGTTAAATAAGGAGAATAGCAATGGAACAATTAATTAAATTATTACAAGGTTTGTTAGATGGTGAATTTGAGTTAAATGAGTATACGCGATCGAATAAAGAAAATGATGACAACACAACAACTATGAGTTTTGGATTCGATGTCACGAAAATAACTGATAAGGGAGTAGAAGAACACAGTAAAGAACCTACAAAAGCAAATGTCATTATCGAAGCTAATAAATTATTTTTAAAGGCAGCTGAATCAATAAGTCCAGAAGATATAAAAAACAACCCGGCACTTATAAATGAGTTAGCCGTGTTGCTAGATGAGATATTAAAATGAATCAGTTTCCATATTTAGATGACCGTACGGTTTCGACTAAAGTTTGGAAATCTTTCGCTGCTTGTTCAATTGTAATTGGTTCTGACTGGCTTAATTCTGTTCTTCCTAAATGAGTATATAACTGGGCGTTATGTTCATAAACAGAAGATAAAATATTAGCAGCTAAGCTAAGAGTAGAATCACTATTTCCGGTAGGACCGGGTGTCATTAATGGCATAAAAAACTCTTTCTGTACCGATTTGAATAATCGGATGCTATCAAATTTACAGACGTTAGTTCGTATAAAGGAACGTTTGTATAAGTAAAGAATACCATTTTAGGTAGAAAGAACAAGGCCAAAAAATGTCTTTAAAAAGCAATAAAATTGATGAAATTTTGAAGAAAAAACAACTCACGTGGTACTGGTTATTTCAGCATACGAATGTTGGTAAAACAACAATATATGAGATTAGAAACGGTACCAATAAGCATGTTGAGTTTGAAACCATGGAAAAAATAGCTGATGCACTAGATGTCAGCTTAGATGAATTTAGAACAAAAAAATAAGCGCCTAACTGTTGTAGCAGTTAAAGCGCTGGATATAAATTATTTGAATGAAATTTATATCTCGATTATAGCAAGAAACGAGGTAAATGCAAATGGTAGTGACATTACCTGAACCATATAAACCACGAAATGATTTTGAACGCGATTATTTTGAGGGAAAAGAAGCTGTTCCGTTTCACGAGAAATGTTTGTATGTTTATGCATTAAATAATACAGATGAAGCCGACTTTATGTGGATGACTTATGAAGAATTGCAAAAAGAATGCTACTTCGTTTATGTGGTCAAAGTTGGAACGAAAGAAGTTGTTTGTGCCGGCGAAGCACTTGGTACGTATTTGGAAAAGAACTGTCTAAACGGTGTGTACAAGGGAATATTAACGCCCTATAGCACGTATGGTGAAGAAGCAATTAAAGAATTGGAGTGGAAATAATTATGGCAAATGAAGTAGCCCAAGTTCAAAAAATTATCAACAGTGACAAGATGCAAAAGCATTTTGAGGAAATATTGAAAGACAACGCAGCCGGTTTCTTAAGTGGATTGTCAACGGTTGTGGCATTAAACCCAGACTTAGCAAAAACAAATATGAATGATTTGACAAACGCGGCAATGCGAGCAGCCATTCTTGATTTATCTGTCTTGCCAGACCTTGGTGAAGCCTACGTCATTCCGTATGGGAAGCGAGCAAAGGTAGACAGTAAGTGGGTAACCAAAGATGTTAAAGCCCAATTTCAGCTAGGATATCGAGGAATTATCAAGCTTGTACAGAATACTGGCCGTGTTGGTCGTTTGGGTGGAAGTGTTGTTTATGAAGCTAACAAGCCACATTACAACTATGTATTTGATGAATTCACAATGGAAAACGAAAACTATGATCCATACGTAGACGGTGAAAGTCCAGTAGCCGGATACTTGGCATTTTATTACTTAGACGGCGAACGTATCGTCAAGTATTGGCCGATCCAACGAGTAATTAACCATGCTATGAAGTTCAGCCAAACTTATAAGGGGCCAGACCATAAAGACCGTTACGGCAAAACACCACAGACACCATGGTACACGGATTTTGATGCAATGGCGATTAAAACTGTGATGAAAGACTTGCTTAAGTTTGCCCCCAAGACTACTAAGGTTGCGCAAGCTATTGCCGAAGATGATAAGAATGAGCGTGAAGCACGTGATGTTACTCCGGAAACAGAAGAAATCACTCCTGAAGAGCAAAACGTTGAACCAGAAATTATTGATAATCAACCAGCAGGAAAAAGCGATAATCCGTTTTCAGGAGTTGATACAGGTGATGCGCCTAATCCTTTTGCTGAAAAGAATGAAGCTTTGGAGGATGTGAAATGAGTGAGCCAAAAACAGTAATGCCATTGATTAGCTTTGAAAACGGTGTGGCACAGAACTGGAACGATTTACGAGCAACGTTGAACGGTGTTGAAGTGACCACGATTAATAGCAAGGTAGATGCTCAAAGTATGGCTGCTTTGAAGAAAGACATGAAGCAAGTATCTGACTTAATCAAGAAATCAGTGAAGCAAAATGTTAAGGATTATGAACAAGAATTAATTGAGCGCAATGGTGGTTTATTCGCCGTTAAAGATACTGCCGATTCAATCATTGAGGATATCACCGAAGAACAAAATACGTGGAATGTTGGCCGTCTAAAGCAATTACAACCAGTGTTGCAAAAAGAAATTGATGAACGTAATGAATCGTATCAACTTAAAACACCACTGACCATTAAGGCAGATTGGTTGAAGATTAGCAATTTCACTGCTACCGGTAAACCAACTGGAGCGCTAACGAAATTATTGAATCTAGAGTTTGTTCAAGCCAAGGCGTTGGAGTCTGAACCACCTAAGTTAACAGAAGTTCAGGAAGTAAAAAGAGCAATTAAATATGAGTTCTCGAAAGTTTGGGACGATATTCAAGATGACGGAATTTACACCGGTAAAGACTTCAAACAAATGCTTTCCGAAATCGCCAAACAATTAAATTAAGGTCGTTATGACCCGATCATCGTCACTAAACTGATTAACCAGTGAAAAGAGTTTAAGTCGCTCAATTCGTTGATGTTCATTCGTATGATGGCGATGTGGCGTAACCACACGAAAGGGTGTGAAGCCCAAAGGAGGTAACAGTGGCAATAAAAAGAATAGTTGATACAAGGTTTTGGAATGACAATAAAGTTATCGATACGTTCTCGGTCGAAGACAAATACTTTTTATTGTATCTAATGACAAACCCTGAATCGACTCAATTAGGAATTTATAAACTACCAAAAAAAATAATTAGTTTTCAAACGGGATACACGCAAGAAGTTGTTGCAGTGTTGATTCAACGCTTTGAAATAAAATACAAAAATATTCTATATAGTCAAAAAACTGGCGAAATATCAGTAATCAATTCATTGAAATATAGCATTGTAAAGGGCGGTAAACCAGTTAGTGACCTGCTTTCAAAAGAGTTAAACGCAGTCGAAGATAGCGAACTTATCAAAGAAACCTACGAACGTATGCAAGGTTTCTGGAACAAGTCTTTAAGGAGTTTCGATTCAACAATCAAATCATTGTTTGAGGAAGAAATGAAAAGACGGCAGTTAAAATCTAATGACAATGACAATGACAATGACAATGACAATGACAATGACAATGAAGAATCGTACCCCCATTCGTATGACGAATCGTACCACGAATCGTCAAAAACAGAGCAAAGCACAGAAACGCCCGCTCAACAAATGCTAAACATCTTCAACAAAGCACTTGGTAGGAACGTTGCTAATCAGGGTACGTTTAGCGGACTAGTCTTTAAAAATGTTAGTGTCCAAGAATTTGAAGACGTTATCAACTACGTCATGAGTTGGAATGATGACATTTTGCAGAACACGACAGCAAGTACCATAGCTCGTAACTTTGACAAGTATTCAGATAAAGCTAGTGAACTGGGATATAGAGACGGCAAGAAGCCAGTTAAGAAAACTAGCAACAAAGGATACAGCAATAAGCCACAACGAGTAGAGCCACAGATGATAACAGAACCAGTAGCAGAGTCGAATGTTGATGTGTCAGATGTAGCCAAGGAACTTGCTGAGTTGAAAGAAATGGGATTGAAAACAAAGTTGGAGGAGTAACAAAAAGCCATAAGAATAGTACATGAATACTAATCTTATGGCTTAATGTAAGGCTGTAAATCTATTTGACTATAGACTTACTGACTCGTTCCGTTGCCTCTGATGTGTCATTACCAGTTGATTGATCTGTGTGAGTCTCGCACTATATGAAAACTCTGGTCAATCATGTAAAAGGTTTCTTAGAATGGTTCAGTTAAATCTCTGAGTTTACGGAATTAATAGATTCTCGGGAAACTATTCGACCAAAAATAATCACTTTGAATCGTACTAATTACAGAAATCGGGGAAGTTGGTCAAACCTACTTCAAGCAAGAACGCCATTAAACTTCAACGCAGAAAAACTCAACATTTGGGTCAATATAAAGACCTCCCGCTGGTTTATTTAAGCATATAAATAATGCTCAATATAAATATTATAACCTAGAAAGGAAATAAACAAGGTCAAAAAATGTCCAAATATTACGGTAATGAAATAAAAAATATTTTGATCAAAAAACACAAAACTATTTATTGGTTATCTAAGAAATCTGGTATTCCATATAGCACAATAAATCCGATTATTAAAAATGAACGTAGTCCAATGTTTGAAACCATTATTAAAATTGCGGATGCGCTAAATGTTAAAACGGATGAATTAAGGTGAACCGTTGACTGAATTATTTGGACAAGTGAATAAGCTAGATCCAAACAAAGGGCTAGTCACATTGCAAATGAGCGATGAAGATTTGCACACATTGCAGAAGTATCACGCAACTAATCAGCAACAAGTTCTATCAGTGATAGCTAGTGATGATAATGAGCCGACACCGAAACAGCGTAGATTTGCGTTTGCAATATTAAAAGATATTTGGAATTCACAGGTTGGTGGCGTTTGGTTAGAAACAAAAGAGACTATGCGTGAACACTTTTACACCATGTACGAATATTACTACGGTATGGAATACGGTGAATTTAGTTTGAGTGATGACAAGGGTAAAAAGAGCAACACAAACGAGTTCATCAACATGTTATTAGATTACGCAGCACTTCACGACATTGCTTTGAGTGTGAAGCCGTTGAATGAACTGGAGCCACAGGAAATAGCGCACTGGGAATATCAGTGTCTGATGAACAAGTGTTGCGTGATATGTGGCAAGAGACCTAGCGACCTGCACCATTTAGACACGATTGGTCAAGGGGTAGACAGGCGCAAGACTAACCATTTGAAACACAGAGCCGTGCAATTATGTCGTATTCATCATCAGGAGGCGCATTCGTTAGGAATTGAGACATTCTTACAGAAACACCACCTGACAGGCATCAAGATAGATGAGCGGATTGCAGAGGTTCATAGATTAAATACCAGATAGACAATAACAAGCGTTTTAAGGCGTTAAACGCTGTTTATGTACAAATACACTAAACAACATTTAAAACGTCAAATATGACGGTTTATGTGGACGTGAGAGCAAATGAAAAGGAAGGACTATGGCAACAAAGATAAAGCCAAAAGCAGAAAGAATTTGGGCATTGTACAAAGGTGATGAATTTATTGCAGAGGAAACACCTAGAGAAATTGCTAGAAAGACGGGTAAAAAATTTGACCATTTAATGTTCATGACACGTCCGTCTTATGTCAATAGATTTGTATCTGACAAAAAATACAAAACTAAAGGGCGGTTAGAAATGGTCGAGTTAGAAGATGAATAATAATGCAGAATATTTAAATAAAAATGCTTTTTATTTTGAGACAGAATTAACGGTTAATCCGGCACCTCATAATCAATCAAATTTTAATAAGTTTGGAAAAGTTTACAAGAGCAAGCAAGAAAAAGCTTACATTGCGGATTTGGTGATTAGGTTGAAGTCTAAATTGAATCGTAGTAAGTTCAAAAGATTTGGTCCGCAACCGATACGTGTTGATTACGTGTTCGGTTTCATGCCACCGCAGTCGTGGAGCAAGAAGAAAAAGTTATCAGCGCTTAATCGTGAGATATACCCAACATCATCACAGCTAGGTGATTGGGATAACTTATGCAAGTCCACACAAGATAGGTTGAATGCACTGATTATTGAAGATGATCGTTTCATTGTAGATGGCCGAGGGCGGAAGATTTACACCGAAAAACCTTATTTGAAGATTGAAATAGAGGAGGTTAAACAATGACAAACTATGCGACAGAATTTTGTGCCGTGGAAAGGAAACAAGGATTCGATGAAGCTTGCACATGGATGCAGAAACAGGTAAAACCTGAAACAGCAGGAGGAGAAAGTGACCTTTTTTGGAGTGAAATCAAAACCCAAGCTTTAATAACTATGTTAAGTGACGGTTATGGAATTGATGAAATATCTGCGAAATTAGGTAAGACGAAATTACAAATATACGCTAAAAGAAGATGGTTAGCTAGCAATGGGGTAGTAAGTAAGCCTGTTCCACCATCGGAGATAAAAAAACAGCGCAAGGGTCAATTTATTGAGTTGGTTGAACAAGGTGAAAATAACGTTAAATTAATCGCCGATAAAATAGGTTGCTCTACTACAGCTGTCTATAAGTATGCCAAAGAAACTGGCTACGAAATAAAGAGTGGGAGAGTAATAATATGACGATCGAAGAATACAACAAGTCTATTCAAGACAGACATAATAAACAAGCGGTATCTGACGGACGTTTCACCGACTCATTTGAACGCAGGTCGGAGGTACAACGGCACAAAATGGCACAACGGAAACAACGAGTTCGGTTGCTATTACAAGAAGGCATCACCAGTATTGATGTTCTAGCGTAACATTTCACTATTAGCGTATCAACAATGCGCGGCGTTATCTATCAAATGGGATTAAGGATTGAAAATAGTCGGGTGGTTGTATGACGATATACAAAATAACGGCTGTACCGTCACATTTCATGGAGCTGTTTAACTCATACTACGATTATGAATACCAAAACGGAGAGTATGTGTCAGATAAACACTATGATGCACTAAAAGCAGAAGTAGAGCATTTCAACAGCAACGTATCGAAAGCCGTGACTATAAAACTAGAGAAAGTGTGATGAGATGAAATTCACCAGCGAAAAAGTTAATGAATTGCTCGGTGTTGATGAAGCGTTTAAAGTTCCAAATAAGTTAATGTCAATCATGATGAATCGTGAACAACGTGAGCAAACGTTTAAAGCATTTTTGGAAGTTGAGCGCGATACATCGTTTGATTGGTTTCACGAATATTTTGAAAGTGAACAGTCCGAGCGCAAGACTAAGAAGCAAGATTTCACGCCAAACAGTGTTTCTGACATTATGACGAAACTTGTTGGGAAAGCAGATACTTATTTTGAGGCAGCAGCCGGTACAGGTGGTATTGCTATCCGTCATTGGTGGCATGATTTGATTGATAACCACAACCCATTTTTCTATGAACCATCAGATGATTATATGGTATTAGAAGAAAAATCAGAACGTGCGTTACCTTTTCTATTATTCAATCTATCAATTCGAGGTATCAACGCAATCGTTATTCATGGTGATAGTTTAAGCCGTGAAGTCAACAATGTTTATTATCTACTGAATGATAAAAATGATTTCTTAGCATTTAGCACAGTAAATGTTATGCCGCAAAACAGGACGACAATGAAAGAGTTTAATGTTAGTCGGTATATTGATGAGCCAATAGATCACATTGAAGCAGACATCAATATGTGGCGTGACAATGTTGGTAATAAATACGATTTTGCAGCTAAGTTTATTGAAAAGTATTCAAAATTAAAAGGAGTTAGTCATGAAGATAGTTAGCTTTGATTGGTTAGTAGATGCAAATGACAGGCAAGCGGGTATTTTAATCAAAGAATACCCAGGCGGTTATGAATTAAAAATGATTAGTGCAATGCACGCGGGACAAGTTGCAATATTTCTAAAAAACTGCATGAAAAATATTGAAATCAAAGAATTGAAGTTTGTACTGCCAGAGGTAAAAAGATGAAAATAGTTAGCTTACAGAGCGTGGGATTGGGAGATAAATAGTTATGAACACACAAAATCGGGTCGGCGACCAAGAATGGTGCCAGTCGTGTTTAAAACGTAGAGTTAATAAAGGATATGACCAATGTCTTTTCTGCCAACGAAAAATGACAAAAGAAACTATCGATTATTACAAAGTGGGACATAAAGATGGTTACACGGCAGAACAAATCGAAATGCTAACACTCGGAACAAACAGGGCTGACAATATAAGGAAACAACGGTTGATTAAAGTTCCAGAAAAATCAAAAGATGATTATTATTTGGGATTTCTTGATGGTCAAAATGAATATCAAGATGATTACAGCATGAACGCAGCATTTGGTTTTGATTTATAAGGTGACTAACATGAACGAATGGCACAAGAAATTCACAGTCATTGAAATACTTTTTTATAAGTGTAGATAGGCTAGTATTAATACTTGTATGAAAATACCAAATACCGAAATAATTTTGGTACCGTGACTATGGATAAGAAATCCAATTATTAAAGTAATTGATAAGAAAAAAATCATTGAATATATCAGAATGTAAAGTATAAGTTGTGTCATATGTATTAAATTGACCTTTTATTTTTTGGTAATTATATCATTAAGAGGAGCGGAGTGTGGCAGATAGAATAGACAGATACCTAAGTGACTATTATTCAGGTGTAATTGATATGCAAATTAAGCTACGTAAAATCGAATTGCAGACACCTGAAACTATTGATGAAAATATAGGCGGTGGTACTGCTCAAAACAAAGAAAACAGAGTTCTGGATAATCAGATAATCATTGAAGAGAGTGACTATGCGTTACAGTCCTTTATCCGTGACAAGTGGTGCATGTCTAACTTTTTGAAGATACTCACTGAGGAAGAAAGAGCCATGCTATCCTTGCGATATGATCGTAGACGCAAGCGTAGTTGGAGTCAGGTTGGATGTAAGCTGATTCCTGAGACAACTTTTAAGAGAGCGTATAATGAATAAATCGTCTCTCAAAAGGAAGGAATTTTTACATGCCAACTCGTTACGACAAAGAATTCAAACAAAACATCATCAACCTATATAAACAAGGCGAATCAGCCGCCCAACTGGCCAGAGAATATGGCATTGGCTATTCAACCGTTCATAAGTGGATCCAGGGCCAAGCCAAAACTCAATCCGGTAAATCGCCAGACGAAATCAAAGCGATGGAAAAGCGACTGGCTTCGCTGTCTGAGGAGAACGAAATCCTAAAAAAAGCCCTGGGCTTCCTTGCGCAGAAGTAACCAATATCTTTGATTACATTCACCAAGAAAGCCATCACCACCAGGTAACCAAGATGTGCCGAATCCTCGGTGTTTCCAGAGCTCAGTATTATCGTTATCGATCCCCCAAACCTTCAAAACGCCGGGCCGAAGATGCGGACTTGAAACAACGGATTCTGCGGATCTTTGCGGAATTTAAGCAGCGATACGGTGTTATGAAGATCCACCATGAATTGAATCTGGAACTTCAACCACTGCAGCGTCGGTGCAGCCCAAGACGGATTTCCCGGCTCATGAAGGAACTGGATATCCACTCCGTTACCGTCAATAAGTGGAAAGCGGCTTCGGCTTCCAAAACCAAGGTTGAACAGCGTCCCAACTTGCTTAAGCAGGATTTCTCGACCACTGGTTTAAATCAAAAATGGACCGCTGATATGACCTATATTCAAACGAAGCGTAATGGCTGGTGTTACTTATCAACCATCATGGACCTGCACTCACGACGGATTATCGGCTATTCGTTCTCAAAAAAGATGGATACTGATTTAGTCTTAAAGACCCTTGAAAGCGCGGTTAAAAATCGAACCATTACTGGGGACCTGATTATCCATACGGATTTAGGATCACAGTATACCAGCGATGATTACAATCAACGTTTAACTGAACTACATATCCGCCACTCATACAGCCGTAAGGGTTGTCCGTATGATAATGCGCCAATGGAATCCTTTCACGCTTCCCTCAAAAAGGAATGTGTTTATCCAGTGCCGGTCTTTGAGAATTATGAAACTGCCGCTGCCGCCCTTTTTGAATATGTGCATGCTTTCTACAATAGGAAGAGAATTCATAGTTCACTGGGCTACCAGACCCCCTTACAAGTTGAAATTGCAACACTTACGAGCCAAATGGCCGCCTGATTTAATGCTTTCCAGGGTTCAAATAAGTTATTAATCACGATTAATGATTTATTTGAGCTGTGAAAGGTAAACGCGGTTCTGAATGTCTCTTAAAACCTGTCTCAAATATTGACTTCAATCCAAATTAAGGAGTCGATGATGTGATATCATCTTTCTTGTAAAAGGAGAGATGATTTATGAGCAAAAAAGAAATTACTTTGTCGCAAGTTGTAACTTGGTTTTTGACAATAATTGCTGTTGTTATATCTGCTACCAGTGGAATATATCAATTGAATCAAAGTAAAAGGTACAGCGACAATACAAACAAAATTCTGATTAATTCAGCAAAATTAGCTGAATATGATTTGGATCTGATGATTTATAAAATTGACAATGGCGGAGATGAAACACTTGATTATGGTCAATTTAGATTTCAACTTGATAGTCTTCAACAAAACTTTGAAACTATTGAAGCCATAAATCCAACAAGTTTGTCTAAAAATCAAGCTATGAATTATCAAGTTTATCGTCAAAATCTTAACGCTGTGATTTACAAGGCGACATCATATGTGAATGCGTTGAGGGTTAACCAAACGGAAACTCCAAAAGACACAGACAAGCTTCACGTAGATTTGGGAGCAAGACAAAATTTCTACCAAGGTGTCGGCAGTTCATTGAATGTAATTAAAAGTGATTTAAAGGTGCTCGAAAATAATAAATCGTTGTATGATCAAGACTATAAGAAAAATTCCAAAATTTTGGAGGAACAAAAATGAGTGAAATTTATATATATGGGCCAATGGTTTTATCTATAATTGCTTTGGTGATATCCACTTTTCAAATTGGGTATACAGTTGGTAAAAATAAAAATAGTGGCAAAAACTCGAAAGATAACTAATAAATCAGACTGAAAATGACCTAGAAATTAGTAACGTATAGTGTTAACATAGTTTGTAAGGTGTCTCACATAAATACTCCTATTACCGTATTTAACTTCTTTCTCATCGCAAGAAGTGAGGCACCGTACATAAAATATGTTAGTGACAAAGGTAACTTTGTGTGCTAGCATTTAACGTGTGGTAACCCAAGCATTCTATACTCTCCTGAAAAAAGTATTGATAATATCATAAAGTGATATGGGTCACCAAGAAAGCATCTTAGGATGCTTTTTTATTGGCAAAATTTAGTAGTAATCGCTTTCAGAAGATGCTATTATTAATGAGGTGCCTTATATTGGAAGCAATATTCGTGATGTGTTCTTCTATGATTATTGTTGGGGTAAGGCATCGTACATAAAGGAAAGATAATTATGATTGCATTACATATTTTCTTTGGATTAATGATATTAGTTGGTGTTATTATGACCTCAGTGTCATTTCAAGGAGATACTGACAAGTTGACTAAACTTCAAAAGTTTTCGTTGATTTTCACAACTTCAGCGATTGGATTGACCGTAGTAGCTGTCACAGCAGTATCTGGGGCGATTTACATTGCTTTAGTTATGTTCGTAGCGTTAGCTCTGTATGAGTATTATGCATTTCTGCATAAAGCTGCCCAGAAATAAATTGAATATTTTAAAAGCTCAACCACGTGAATAGGTTGGGCTTTTTGTTTGGAGTTAAACATGAATGAAGCAGAGAAGAAACTACGCAAGAGACGTAGACACATTAAACAGGCGACTGATGTTAATCGCAAGCACGCTGACATGATGAAGACAGAGAGCATTGCACGACATGAACGTTCACGTATTCAGGTTAGGTCAGAAGTGTTGGAGAACAGGCAGATTGACTACAAGAGCCACATGAAGTTGTTAGAGAATTGATGGTCTATAACGTACTATGATGTGAACAACATTTAGGAGAATAGATATGGCATTCGCAAGAGAAGACATTAACTTTGAGAACATCAAACGTGAATCAGATATAGAGATGTTAGTTAAAAACATGGTGCAGACCAACAATATGATTGCTCATTTGAAAGATGAACAGTTTGAAATGCGCAATGAGATAAAAGAACATAAAGAAACTATCAGCAAGCTTCAAGATGATATTCAACTTCTCAAAAAAGAGAAGAGATGGAACATGTTATGGCGTAATAGCCTGGAGGAAGATATTAATCATACCCAAATAGCATTATTTGTTGTAGGAGTGATTAATGTTTTGTTTACTTTCTTCATGAGTAGGTGAATTAATGTTTTAGTTACATGAGCCACTCTCTATAGTATAATTACTGCTATTGGAGGAATTTGGAAATGAAGAGAATTTTTAGTCAAGTGAAAGAACATTACGTAATTACGTTAGCCAGCAAATTCAGGAGCAAAAAAATCGATCAAGGAGTCAATATAATTTATTACAAAATGATTTATATCAATTGAATTCTGATTTAATATCGGTAAGCACAACCTTGAAAATATATAAGGATAAGGATATTTCAGAGCATGGAGTTGAGATGCTAGTCCAGACGCTCTCAAATAATTTAGAAAAATGTGAAAGCATCGTTTATAGAGTTAATAATTTAATTTTAAATAATTCTTCTCTAGTATATAGGGATGAATTAGAAAGTCAGATTAGAGAATATAATAAAAAGAAAATACGCTTGAATAGTGTATTAGCTAAAATAGCTATCGAGTCTGAATTACCAAGAGAATTAATGAACAATCTCGTTACTGAGTTATATAATTTCACTTACTACGATCGTAGTAAAATTTACAAATTAGCACAAAAATATGAAACCTATATCAATTCATAAGCGCAAAAACGTTTTTTATTTTGCAAACTTAATAATCTATGACGTTAATAGTATAATCTATACTATTGGAGGTTGGAGATTATGTTTGATCAATTTTGGAAAAATGCACTATTCACGATTTTTTTTGGAATGTTGGGAGGATTCATTGTAATTTCTATTTTTGCAGTTTTACATAATAGGATTACAGATGTCGGAAGCTGGGCGGATTGGTTCGGAGCTATTGGCACCATAGGAGCGGTAATTGTATCTTTGTATTTTTCTAATAAAAGACCTAGACCTGATTTAGAAGCTGTTTTTAATGAAAATGTTATGATCAACATAGGCGGAAATAATTTTAGGAATCTAATGTCATGGGAAATAAAAAACTATTCTAATATACCAACGAGTATAACCTTAGTTGGTGCCATTGTTAGTGAAAAGAAAAAAGTGAATAAAAAATCAAAAATTAAAAATTTTATGATTTTGAAGCCGATAGATATTTTTAGAACACATAGAATACCCATTGATGTTGAAGCGTATGCTGTTGAAACAATTTTATATGAATTCGAAGGAATACAACAAACACTAGAGGAAGAAACAAAATGGCAAAGCATCACTTTTTTCTGCAAAGATAATTTCGATAAGTACTATTATAGTTCAAACTATCAAACAAAATCATTATTACAAAGAATGAAAAAACGGACAATATTGAATGATGCAAGCGCATAAGCGCTTTTTATTTTGCAGTGAATGAGGAGAACGTTATGCAACAAGGACACCCAAGACATAAACAGTTAAGTAGAGCTAGACATGAAATGGCAGTGCACAGACGATATATGTTTGCTAAAAAGATAAATGAAGGCATGCATAGTTTTGTTAATGGCGTTAGAAAAGTAACGAATAGTGTCGTTAACGCTATATTTAACACCTTGGAGACAGAAACGCTCAAAGAAAAACCCGAAATTAAAGACATCTATAGTGAAATGCATAACCCTAAAGGACTAATGCAGATAGTTCCACCTAAATTTAACGAGTAGTTTACTAATCGACATTGAAAGGAGGTGCCTTAAATGACATGAAAAAGTATGAAGAAGCCGAGCAAGATTATTTGTCTGGTTTGAAGTATAAAGATATAGCTGATAAGTATGATGTTTCTTTGTCAACTGTTAAACAGTGGAAGAGACGTTACTGGAATACTGAAAATGTAACCACTGATAAAAAGGTTACAAAAAAAGTTACAAAGGTTACACAGCAAAAACCGACCGAATCCGCTATTGATGAGCTTAGCGATAGTGAATTAACGGATAAGCAAAAAGCCTTTGTACTGGAGTATCTTCGTATTTCTAATGCCACACAAGCCTACATAAATGTTTATGATTGTACATATCAAACAGCAAAAACAAATGGGAGTATATTACTAACAAATACTAACATTCAAAACGAAATAAAGCGTCTGCGTAAAGCTAAATTACAAGAGCTTGGCGTGGACGCTTTTGATTTGATGGAAGATATGGTTATTGAGGCACGAGCTGATATTGGTGACTACATAGACTTTGGAAGATATGACGTGTTGCATGTTGATGCAGAAGGTGATGTGAAGCTTGATACAGACGATAACCCAGAAGTGTTTCATAAGTCATGGTTGCAGTTCAAAGACAAAGATAAGTTAGACACTAAACCAATTAAGTCTATGCGAATAGGCAAAGATGGGCCGGTTGTTGAGTTACATGATCGTAGTAAGGCGCGCCAAGAGTTGCTGAGTTATCTGGATAAAAGAGCAACAGATAGTGATGATGTGCAAGTGATTGGTTTCGATAGGAGGGCAGAAGAAGATGAACGTAGCTAAATTAGTTAATCCAGCTTTTGACCATTTATGGGAAACAAACGCATCTAATATTATCGAAGAGGGCGGGCGTGCCAGTACCAAATCTAGTGCGATTAGTATGTATCTTGCAATGGGTATGATGGCTGATAAAAATGCTAATGTGGTTTGTTATCGTAAGGTAGCAGGAAACTTAAAACGCAGTGTGTATGAGCAAATCAAGTGGGCTTTAGATGAATTACATGTATCGTGGTTATTCCGTTTTAAAACGTCACCCATGGAGATTATAGATAGACGTAATGGTAGTGGTTTTTACTTTTCTGGTGTTGATGAACCTAGTAAGCAAAAGTCGTTCAAGATAGCTAAGGGATATGTACGTTGGTTGTGGTTTGAAGAAGCTACTGAGTTCAGCAACTTTACTGAAATACACACAGTGCAATTATCATATACACGTCAAAAGCTACCTAAAGGCATGCAAGTTGTTACGATATTCTCTTATAACCCACCACGTAATCCTTATGACTGGATTAACGAATGGGTTGAAACAGTTCGTGATGACCCTGATTTCTTAGTAGTACATACGACGTACTTAGATGATAAACTGCATTTCTTGTCCGAACAGTATTTACACGACATTGAAAAGTACAAAGTTAATGATTATGACTATTACAGATGGCAATTTTTGGGTGAACCAGTTGGTCTTGGCACAAACGTCTATAAGATGGACTTATTCCAACGACTGGAACACTTGGAAGATTTAGAAGATTCTGTTGTTGATTTGTATTTCTCTGCCGATGTTGGTCACTCTGTATCAGCTACTGCAGTTGGTTGCTACGGTGTAACTTATCATCGCAAGGTTGTGCTGTTAGATACTTGGTATTACAGTCCAGAAGGTAAGGTTGATAAGATGGCTACCGATGACTTGTCTAAGAATGTTCATAAGTTTATAGAGCGTATGTATGCTAAGTACGGTAAACCTATCAGCAACATGACAATGGATAGTGCTGAAGCAGCGTTGAGAAACCAATATCATAAGGACTTCGGTGTTGATTGGCACCCAATAGCTAAATTGAAGAAACCAGACATGATTGATCGTGTGCAGAATTTACTTGCACAGGGTCGTTTTTATTATCTGCCAACTGAGACCAATCTTGATAAGTTCATTGAAGAACACAAGCGTTATCAGTGGGACGAGAAAACACTACATGCTGAAAAGCCAGAGGTTATCAAGGTAGCAGACCACACATGCGATAACTTCCAGTATTTTGTTCTTGACAATGAAGATGTGCTAGACCTTGCATGGTAGGAGCAATTATGACAATTAGAGATAAACTACACGATTTTTTTACGAAAGGAAAAATAAGCATGGGCTTTGGAAAATCACTTGCGAATATTACTGATGACCCACGCGTTAACTTGCCTGTCAGTGAAATTACAAGAATTAGAGAAGACTTGGACTATTACAGTGATGTGTTTGCTGATGTTCATTTCTACAATACAAACAATGAAAGGCGTAAACGTAAGCTATCAACGCTATCTGTCACTCATCAAGCAGCGCGTAAATTAGCGTCAGTTATATTTAATGAACAGGTAACCGTATCAGTAACTGGTGAAAATATCGATACTTTTATTAACGGTGTGTTGACTGACAACTTGTTTAATTTGAAGTATGAAGAGTATTTAGAAACTGGTATCGCTACTGGTGGATTTGCTATTCGACCATACGTGGATAATAACAAAATTAAATTAGCATGGGTACGTGCAGACCAATTCGTGCCGTTACAATCCAACACAAATGATATTCAATCGGCTGTTATTGTCAATCGAACAACTAAGTCAGAGAACAGCAAGACTGTTTGGTACTCTTTGCTAGAATTTCACGAGTTCGATGGTATTAGTGAAGAAACAATTACTAATGAGCTATATCGTTCTGAAAATGTCGGCGAGATAGGACAACAAGTTAATTTAACTGTTCTTGATGAGTTTGCTGACTTACCAGAGCAAGTTGTTATTAGTGATATCGTACGACCAACATTCGCTTATTTCAAGACGCCTGGCAAGAACAACAAGTCAATTGAAAGTCCGTTAGGTATTGGAATTGTAGAGAATAACAAACATGTTATTAATGCGATCAATACAGCACAAGACCAATTCCATCGTGAAGTAAAGCTAGGCAAGAGGCGTATAGCGATTGATGGTTCATTAATGAAACCGTCAACGTCACACGCTGGAGATGAGAGTAATCAAGGCTATCCTGTGTTCGATACTGACGATGATGTGTTTATGCAGGTTGGTAAAACAAAAGATGGTAAGCCGATTATTGAAGACTTGACTAACGATATTCGTGTGCAACAGTACAATGATTCACTTCAAGTGTTCATGCGTGAGTTTGAGAACAATATTGGACTATCGCAAGGCACATTATCTACCGATGCTACAAAGAGCGATAAAACAGCCACAGAAGTGGTTTCCGATAACAGTGAAACGTATCGTACTCGTTCAAGTTACATTACTCAAGTTGAAAAACAAATTAAAGAGTTGATTATATCAATCGTTCAATTAGCCACTAAGCCTGAGTTGTTTGACAACCAATTAGCACCACTATCGGTTGATTTAGTCAATAATCCATTAGAAATTAACCTACACTTTGACGATGGTGTTTTCGTGGATAAAGACAAACAACTTGAAGAAGATTTAAAGGTTGCAATGGCTGGATTTATGCCTAAGAAACAATTCTTAATGCGTAATTACGGTTTGAGTGAAGACGATGCCGACAAATGGCTTGCAGAGTTACAAAGTGAAGCGCCTGAAACAGACAATATTCCTGATGAACAGGCTGGAATGTTGGGTGGCAATGATGGCGAAGGCAGCGGAGGCGATGATGAATGATTACGCCAAATACGATGCAACAGCAAGCAAATAGTATATCTGATATCTATGCAAAACTAGAACAAGATATATTTAAACTGCTGATTGATGCAGTTAAAGACAGTGATTGGGATAAAATCAATGGCGATAACGCAATGATGTGGCAAGTTGAACAACTTAGCAAAATGCATGCGTTAACTCGTGATGTGATCAAGATAGTGGCTAAAGCTAATAAAGTATCAGAGCATGAATTAACAAGCATGATTAAGCGTAACGGCTTGCAAATAGTATTACAGATTGACAAACAATTACAGGGAATAATGAATAAACAAGTCACTGTTGGCGATGATGTTTCTAACATGTTAGATTCAATCATGCGGCAGACATTCCTTGATATTAATAACAACGTTAATCAAACACTATTGACTACTAATTACGAAAATAATGCAGCTATGAAGACGTTTCAAAGTATCGTCAAGCAATCAACGCTAGAAGTAACAAGTGGTCTTAAAACACCAGAAAAAGCTGTTAGAGATAACGTGTATAAATGGGTTGATAAGGGTATTCAAACTACTTTAGTTGATAAAGGCAATCACGGCTGGTCGTTGGAAAGTTATTCCAGACTAGTTGTTAATGCCACGGCACATAGGACGTTTAACGATTTGAGATTAAAACGTATGCATGATTACGGTATGGGGCAAGCAATGATGAGTTCACACCCTGCCGCTCGTGAAGCATGTGCGCCTATTCAAGGCAAGGTGGTCAATGTTGTGACAGAGGATAATGAAGCTTATAACCCAAAGTATGACAGTATTTATAATCACGGTTATGGAAACCCTCAAGGTACACAAGGAATTAATTGCTCACACACATTAACGCCCTTTGACCCAGATGTGAACACTGACGTTACGCCTAAGCAGTATGACCCTGACGAAGCTATGAAACGTAGCCAAGAGCAACAAAAGCAACGCAACATGGAACGAGCTATACGTGGTAGCAAGAAACGTTTAGCAGCGGCACAAGAATTAAACGACCTAGAAATGGCATCAAGAATGAAGTCACGTATATCTAATCAGCAGAAAAACTTGCGAGAATTTATTGGTGATAAAGACTATTTAGGGCGAGACTATTCTCGTGAATCTATTCAAAGTAAGTAAATATTCAGCAGAAAATCAGCAGAAAGAAGATAGTATGTCTAAAAAGATAAACATTCCTAAGTCAATCAAAGTTGGTGGCGTAAATTACAAAATTGAAATTATGCACCTTGATAAAAATGATGACGGAAATGAAATATTAGGATATTGTCAATATCTTGATAATGTAATTCAAATTAATGAAGATGCCTCACCAGAAAGACAAGAACAGACACTGTATCACGAATTAGTTCACGCCATATTCTTTGAAACAAGTAACAACGAATTCCAAGATAATGAAAAGCTGGTTGATTCTGTTGGGTTGATGTTACATCAAATCGTTAAGAACAATGAATTGAAATAG